GTATCTCAAATGTTGACCGTATGCGTGAAGCCTTGGTTCGTGATGAAATGAATTATTTTCAAACATTGAACCGTGGTGAATTGTTTGAAGCTCTTAAAGAGCTGCTTATTGAAAAATATGATAATATGCCAGAACGGCACATTATCGAAGATTACGAAAGTTTGGCATAATTATGAGTAAATGGGAATTTACGATTAAGGAGTTGAAATCACTCCAACAAGAGCACCAAGACCATCAAGCAATCGTGGAATTGTATGTTGAACAGGTTTTATTAAAGGGTTATCCTGTTAAGAAAACCAAATAGTGTTGTATATTTACAACAGGGGCTTGAAAACCCCTGTGGTAAGTGTATAATGGTAGTATTAATTGAGTGAAAGGTACATTATGTTGAAATTTGAAGGTATAGCAACAGTTGGCGATATTATCCGTGCATATGATTTCAAACCATGTGCAGGTCGTGATGATGCATTTATTGAAGGTGTGGTTGAAAATGCCAATTGTAATGAACCTGGTTTTAATTGCTATAAGGTTACGGTGACTGCTGACAAATTTGTTAAGTTTGAAACCAAACCTAATAAAAAGAATCGTGTTGGCAAAATTATGTTTGTGCCACACCAAACCAGTTTTATGGAATTTGATTTTCGTGTAATCAATTTATCGGAGTAATTATGCAAATAGAACAATCAGTATTGATTATTAGGCAGTATCAAGACCAATGGGGTATCAAAGGTCTATTGGAAACCTTGGAAGAAATGCAGATGTGTTATGATGATTTGAATCACCAAGAGGCATTGGCATTTCGAACATTCATGGCCATGGGTCGTGAGTTCTTTGCACCAGTAGAAAAGGAAACAGTATGAAACTGAATTATCAACAGAAAGAAGATATTATGCAATCTATATTTGCTAATCATCATTCACCAATTGGTTTTCGGTCAGTTTACAAAAGTGTGCCAATTGACAATTACGAGCAAATCAAGCAGTTTATTGATTTCACCAAGTATTTCGTAATGTTCCGTGGTCCTCGTAATCGTGGTGCTAGTTCTACTCGCAAGCGTGATGCAAAAGCTTTTGATGTGTATGAGCGTGATGCACGGACTGTCCGTGAAATTCGTATTGAGCGTGAGGCATTTGAGCGTGGTGTTAGATGGGCTAATAATCGTAGCCATTAATTGGAAATCGCATAAGGTGTAACTAGTTTAAGCCGATATGCGTGGTGATGTGTGGGAAAATCACATCGCTTGGTCTTACTGGAGGAATATCCGTGGCAGACCTTAAAGAGCCAAAACAGCGGCTGATAGTTTGTTGGTTTCAACTGAGATAATGTAAACCAAACCCTATTTTTTGGAGTTTATATGAGTAAAATGATTAACAGATTGATTGCTGAATTGGTAGATGACAGCATGGTTCAAATGAAAAAGCTTAAAAAAGCTGAATTGATTGACCTTACCAAAGATTTACTGACTGATAATTTGCGTGAATTGACTGACGATACAATTATCAAAATTTATGAAGAGCGTTATAATACTAATTTGAGTGGAGTTTAATTATGGGTACCAGAAGTTTAACATTTGTTTATAGTGAATCTAAGAGTGGTGAGGCCGCTGAGCGTATTGTCAATATGTACCGCCAATACGATGGTTATCCAACAGGCCATGGTGCTGAGTTGGCAGAGTTTTTATCGAGCGGTACAATGACCAATGGTTTACGCCTTGGTGCCAATGAGAGATTCTTCAATGGCATGGGTTGTTTGGCTGCACAGATGATTGCAAATTTCAAACAATCACCTGGTGGATTTTATATTCATCCTGTTGTTGAGCAATCGTGTGGTCAGGATTACGAATATCATATTTTGAATGTTGATGGTCAATTCAAAATTGAAGTATATTATTGTGGTTGCAATATGTTTGGTATGAGTAGTGATTATGAGAGTGAAGTTATTTTCTCTGGTTCATTACCTGAGTTTGTGGAGTTCTGTAAAGAAAAGGAAACAGCATGAGCTTTGATTATAAAGTATACATGGTTGAAACAGTTGAAGGTAACCAATATCACATTGGTGCCGAAGATTTGGTCGATTGCAAACAGCAATTCTTTCAACGCCATGGTGATGAAAACATTCAAACCATTTATGCAAGTGTGTTTGAAGCCTTGAATCAGGATGATGAATGAATTATTACCTTGTTGAATTTATGGATGATTCGGTTCATCCTCAATATGAAGAAGTTTCTGCCATCTCAGCACAAGAGGCTGTTAATAGCATTAAGAATGGTTGGCCTAATGCCAAGATTTGGAATGTTTGGCAAGATGTTGGTGAGAATGACCAATGGAAAGATGAATAATGGGTATATCAGCATATAAAGAAATTACAGAATGGAATGAACCAGAGTTCGTGGTGCCTAACCATACCTATTTGTTTGATGGTAAATCTAATATATTGGCCTATGCTCGTGAGAGTGATGGCCAAGTAACAGTATTCAAAAAGCCATTGCCAATGGATACTCGTAGGCGTAAGTTTATCAAGGTCAAACATAAAGAATTGGACAAGATTGGCGCAACGGTGGTGGTCGATGAACCAAAGGCCTTGAATGTGCCTAATTGGCAGGTCAAGAGTGATTCTGGTAAGACCTATACAGTCACCTTAGAATCTGGTAAGTATCAATGTAATTGTATTGGTTATTCGTATCGTGGTAAATGTAAACATTCGGAAAGTGTTGCTAAAAAGCAACAGGCTGGTTGACATTCCTTGTGGTATCTGTATAATGGTAGGTTAAATAATGTTATTGTGAAAGGTGTATATGAAATTAAATAAAAACGGTATCGCTTTCGTAGAAGCGGCAGAGAAATTATATGGCATTGGCGCTGTGTTGACCAGAGATAATATTGCTCATGTGGTCAGCGAGGCAGATGTTCCATATCCTTATTGGTTTGTAACCAAAGCAGAATATCGTAATGGTAATCGTGGTGAGTATTTGTTACCAAACATTGGCACCAAAAAACAAAAAGCTCCAGTTGTTGAACAAGAGCAAGAGCTTGAAGTTGCCTATGCTCAAGTGTTAGAGTTCCGCCAACCTAAATTGTTGGACGAATCTGATTCTGCCGTGCCAACCAAATTTGAAGGTTATGTGCCGTTTGGCTTTTACAAAGATTTGTTTGGCATTGTCAAATCTAAAATGTTTTATCCTGTATTCATTACTGGTTTATCAGGCAACGGCAAAACCTTGATGGTTGAGCAAGTGTGTGCTGAACTCAAGCGTGAATGTATTCGTGTAAACATTTCTATTGAGACCGATGAAACCGACCTGCTTGGTGGTCCTACTCTTATCAATGGCAATGTGGTCAATCGTGATGGTCCTGTTCTTCAAGCAATGAAGAAAGGCGCCGTGCTGTTGATTGACGAAGTTGACCGTGGTTCAAACAAACTAATGTGCTTGCAAGGTATTCTTGAAGGCAAACCATACTACAACAAAAAGACTGGCGAAGTTGTATCACCAGCCAATGGTTTCACCGTGATTGCCACCGCCAACACCAAAGGTCGTGGTAGTGAAGAAGGTCGTTATCTATCACAAGTGCTTGATGATGCCTTCTTAGAACGATTCCCAATCACAGTAGAACAGGAATATCCTGATGCTAAAACTGAGCGTAAGATTCTTACACCATTGATTGCTGACAAAGAATTCGTTGAGAATCTATGCCAATGGGCAGATGTGGTACGCCAATCGTTTGACCAAGGTGCTACTGACGAGATTATTTCCACTCGCCGTTTGGTACATATTGCCAAGGCATTTGGTATATTCAAAGACCGCATGAAAGCAATTGAGCTTTGTGTGAATCGATTTGATGCCGAAACTAAAATGGCATTCTTAGATTTGTATTCAAAAGTGGATAACACCGTTGAATCACCAGCGAATACAAGTACCATTTCTACCACAACCGAGGTTGCCAACCAACCACAGGTGTGATACAATGGTTCATGTAGTAGGTATTTTATATTATGTTTAATTTGAAAGAAGGAGTATTACAATGGCTTTAACAGTTCGCAAAGGCAAAATCAATCGTCATGAGAAAATTACCCAAGTATTGTTGAGTGGTAAACCAGTATCACCTGATGAGATTGCTGCCGTATTCAAAGGCACTAACCAAGAGAAGGTGCTGTACCGACTCTCTACCAACATCTATAACATTCGTAAAGATGGTGGTATTGTGAAAGTAATCAAAGATGGCCGTAAAGTAAAGGCATATCAATTGGTTAACTTCACCGAGTTTGATGCAAACGGCCGTTACACTGGTAAGGTAGCTGCACCTGCAGCCAAACCTGTCGCAGTTGTAAAACCCGTAGCACAACCTGTTACAGCGTAAGTAGTAGAATATGGCCCCTCGGGAGAGGCCGCCATATTGAAGTGTATTCGTTGAGTATGCTTCAATATGGTTAGGAGTTTATCATGGGTTGGATCTTAATATTCTATTTGAACACACCACATAATTATCAGGTGCATTCGCAGTATGATATGAAAGTGGATTGTTCTGTCAAAGAATCGTATTACAATAATGTTTTCAAAGAGGTTGGTACTAAACTTGTTGCCTCTTGCAAACCAAAAGAGTTTGTGAAGTATGCAAAGCAACAGGGAAATTTAATATATAAACAATATGAGTTGAGATAACATGAGAAGTATTTGGCATTATAAAGATTATAGTTATTGGTTTAGCATTGAAGAAGAGGAAGATAATTGTAAAATCTTCCATTATGCCTATGGTATGAATGGTTCAAAGATGTTGAATTATTCTCCTTATGAGAAAATGACCGAAGAAGAATTTAGAAAAATTGTGGATGAATTAACAAAATGAAAATTGCTATCAATGTTGACTTTGGTGGTTTTGGCCTCTCTGATAAGGCCTTTGAATCTCTTTTGGAGAAAAAAGGTATTCGCTTTGAAAAAGCTAAGGCAGTATTTGGTTGTTCAAATTACTATGTTAAAGGCCATGCTGGTGAGGACAAGTATTTCATTTCACAATATGATTATTACACACCACGAAATGATCCAGATTTAATTTCTGTAATTGAATATTTTGGTGATGATGCCAATGGTTGGGCATCTACACTTAGAATTGTGGAAATTCCTGATGGTGTAGAGTGGCAAATTGAAGAATATGATGGCCGTGAGCACATTGCCGAAAAACATAGAATATGGCCATAAATGTCGGTTATTCTTTTAATCTTTGCATTGTTTTGTGCTTTTGCCGCTGGCATAGAATTCTCGTGTAGAAATACACTAGACTTCTCACCAGAAGCGCTTGGAGGTCTCATATTCTGTGCCATAGCACTAGGGCTCATAGTCATAGGTCTACTCTCACCAGAGGCGCTCCTAATCGACTGAAAATTGTTGTATCCACACAACAGATGGCTTGATTATCTCCGTGGTTATGTTATAATGGTAGTTCAAATTGACAAGGAGCTTTCGTTATGAAAAAATCGTTACAAAAATCAATTAAAGATATTTTTCCAGGTATTATGGTTTTGGATTCTGAGCCAGTTCGTGTTGAGAATCCATTTAGTGGTGAGAGTGTAATGCTCACACCTGATGAAGTAGCAGTATATGATTACCTCAAAGGTTGTGAGTTGATGGGGGATTATAAAGGTGTTCGCAAAGGCCTTGATTGGTTTATGGAGAACAATTGTGAAGCGTATATGACTTTATTGGATTAATTATGACTATTGATAAAAGTGAAATGTTTGAATACTTGGACACCTTGCGTGAATCGGGTGTAACCAATATGTTTGGTGCTGGTCCTTATTTGGAACAGGCATTTGATATTGACCGCAGAGAAGCAAAAGCCATTCTGTTGGAATGGATGAAGCAGTATTCACCGCAATGATATATTGGGCAAGCGGTAAAGTTGGAGAGTTACGGCAGACTGTAAATCTGTTGCCTACGGCTGAGTTGGTTCGAATCCATCCTTGCCCACCACTATTAAGGAATAATAATGAGTGATAGATTTGATTTTGAACAACAGATTATAAAGTGTTGGAATGTTGTTGATGACCTCAAAGAGCTTGATGAAGGCCTATTTGAAGGTTGGTTAGAATTTACCAGAGAAGATGTTTCAAATCATATTCTTGGTACGGCCAATACATATGAAATTAAATTTAATAAATTGTGGAATTTATTTGAAGATGTAATGATGGCAGAAGTTCGTAAAAACAAAATGCTTGAAGAAGAATGTGCTGCCTTGCGTGAGCAATTAGAGAAAGCAGAGAAGAAAAATGCCAAACGATAAACCAGAATACAGTAAGTATATTTCATCCAATGGAAAAACCAGGTATGGCAAAGTGTATGCAATGCCACAAAAACCTGTTCGTATTCAAATAGGTCGTGCTGACATTCCTAAATTTCTATCAATGTTGCATGAAACACAATTCAATCTAATTGAAGCGGCAGTTGAAAGTCGAGAGAAACAAGGATTTCCTGAAGCAAATGCACTAATCAAATCTATTATGGAAAAGAAATAATGGACGATGAAATGTTGGAACAGTTGTCAATGGATGTGGATACCGAAATATTAAAATGGTTGACCACATTTGAAATTCATCCATTGAATCTGACTGCCGTTATATTAGCACGATTAACATGGTTGGCCAAAGAGGCCAATGTAGAACAAGATTATTTAAAACTATTAGAATCACCAAAAGATATTATTGGTGATAATGAACAAGAAAGAAAACAGGTACATTAATGAAGATTGCGTTAGCATCCGATATTCACTTGGAATTCGGTGACCTCTTTTTAAAAAATGAGGAGAATGCTGACGTTCTCGTTTTGAGTGGTGACATTTGTACCGCCAGTCAATTTAAGAATAAGCCAAAAGAAAGAATGAAGGTCAAAGATTTCTTTAAGCGGTGTTCATTCCAATTTCCTCAGGTTGTATATGTGATGGGCAACCACGAGCATTATGATTTTGATATTGCTAAGACATATGATAGACTGAAAGCAGAGTTGGCCGATTTGCCTAATATTCATGTGTTAGAAAAAGAAACATGGGAACATAATGATGTGACCTTTGTTGCTGGTACATTATGGACTGATATGAACAAAGGCGATCCATTGACCTTGTGGCATTGCAGCAAAGGCATGAGTGATTTTCAAGTAATTAAAAATAGCAATCGCATGGTTCAACATAAAAGAAATGTTTACCATGAAAATGAGCGTAACGAAGATGGTACTTTGATTGTTAAAAGTGTGGATCATTATCAGTCACCTTCAAAGTGGTCACCAGAAGATTCTGTGGAAGACCATAAGAAAATGATGAACTACATAAAGATTACTACTGAAAATAAAACAAAACAGTATGTTGTGGTAACACACCATGCACCATCACCAATTAGTATTGCTAATTGTTATAGGCATGATACACTAATGAATGGTGCGTTTGCATCTGATTTGTCCGAGTTTATTCTAGATAGGCCACAAATCAAACTGTGGACTCATGGTCATATGCACAATGTATCTGATTATATGGTTGGTGACACTAGAGTGGTTTGTAATCCTCGTGGTTATATTGGTCATGAGCAAAGAGCAAAAGAATTTAAATTGAGATATTTGGAGGTTTAAATGGGAATGTTTGATTACATACATTATGAAGGACAGGAGTATCAAACCAAAGATACTCCTGCTCAAGCGTGTGATAACTATAAGATTGAGAATAATATTCTTTGGTATGAAAACTATGATGCCGAATGGATAGATGACGATGATGGTATTTTAGGTGGTTATCTAAGAAAGTTCAATGAACGCTGGGATATGTGTGATAAGTTTGATGGACTGGTCCGATTCTACCGTGAAGATAAAGAGAATGGTGGTTGGAAGGATGATAACTGGATAGAATACAAAGCTCTATTCATGGATGGTAAAATATTGAAGATTGAAAAAGTAGATGAGTGATTATACGCCTGATAGATGGGTTGTTGTGAAGATTACAACCGACAAAGAAACTTTATATAAAGTATTCGCCTGCTGGTATGGTGGCTATGCTGGCTCCGATTCATGGCAGATGAATAGTGGTATCAAAAGTGTAGGAGAAGATGAATCATATTTTATGTTCAATGGATACTCTGGTAGTGTATATCGTTGTCATAAAATGTCATACGGCACCAACGGATATGGCGGCAGTGTATTGGCCAATTTCATTGATAAGGCCGAATACAAAATTGAAATAATGCCTGAGAATACAAATTGGAAGGAATTAAATTATGCCTGTGAGGTATAGTACCAACTGGATGGGCGTGGCCAATCTACAATGGTATAGAGACCGTGGACTCACCGAAAGAGTGAGTAGAACATTAACCGAAGATTCACAATTAACTGGCCGAAAAGCTGGTGATGTATTTGAATATGACAATATTACACAAGAATATTCCTGTGGCCGTATTGATTGTCGTGGTGAAGATTTAGGTCAATTTGGTGATGAGATTGGTGTACCGCCAATGAAGGCAGAAGATTGGCACCGATTTGGTAAATGGTTGAATACATTTGAAACTGATTTTATGTGGACATTAGAAGAATTGGTTGAATTGTATGAAAGAGCAAATCCTAAAATTGAATGGTGGACTGGTGATTGATTTTATTGATTAGGAACATATAAAAATATCATTAGACAAAACCATATAATTGAGTTAAACTATGAATACATATTATTGTTAGTTTTTAACTATTAAAGGAGATAATATGGAATTGCAGTATATTTGTTTAGTTTGTGGCCATGTCCACGATGATGAAAAAGAAGGCAAGTTTGAGGAGTTATCTGACCTCTTTACTTGTCCAGAATGTGGTTGTTTTAAAGATGAATATTATTCAACAGTAAAGGAGAAATAGTATGGCAAAATCAGTAAAAGGTACTCGTACCGAAGCAGCATTGAAAGAAGCATTTGCAGGTGAATCACAAGCAAATCGCCGTTATTTGTATTTTGCAAACATGGCCGATGTGGCAGGCTCACCAGATGTAGCCGCTGTGTTCCGTTCTACCGCTGAAGGTGAAACAGGTCATGCACATGGACACATGGAATATCTATTGACTGGTGGTGCTGGAGATCCAGGTACTGGTCTATCGGCTGCAACCGTAGCAGAAGCATTAGAGTCTGCAATTCACGGTGAAACTCATGAATACAGCGATATGTATCCTGGTATGGCAAAGACCGCTCGTGATGAAGGCTTTGATGAGATTGCTGATTGGTTTGAAACATTAGCCAAAGCAGAGCGTAGTCATGCCAATAAGTTCCGTAAAACATTAGAAGCACATAAAGCAGAACAAGCTTAATGAAAAAAGTATTGATAACCGGTAGTTCTGGTTATATTGGCCAACACCTTGTAAAGCTCCTCAAAAAGGAAGGATACGAGGTGTTTGGTACTGATATTAAACCATGTTTGAATGATTATTTGTTACCCAAACAATTTCTTCAATATGATATTACAAATGATTATCAATTATGTTATTCTGATGAGTTTGATACTGTGGTTCATTTGGCCGCATTGGTCAAAGTAAATGAATCAGTATTAAAACCATATGAGTATTATGATACCAATATTAATGGTACACATAATGTATTAACGAATTTAAATTACAAGAATTTTGTGTTTGCATCGACAGGCACAGCCGCTAATCCCATCAACCCATATGCCTTGAGTAAGCGTTGTGCTGAAGATATAGTAGGAAGATATTGCATTGAAAATACAAAGACTTTCACTTCATTCAGATTTTATAATGTGATTGGGTCTGATGGGATTGCACCCACCAATATGGATGGGTTGATGTATAACTTAATGAAAGCAAAAGAAACAGGTTCATTCAATTTATATGGTGGTGATTACAATACACCAGATGGCACACCTGTTAGAGATTATGTTCATGTGAATGAAATATGCCATTCTATTCAAAAAGCAATTGAAACACCTGCCAATTCATTAGAAAACCTAGGACATGGTAAAGGTCATACTGTTAGACAAATGGTAGATACCTTTAAACTGGTAAACAATTGCAATTTTCAAATAAACTATTGCCAAAGACGAGAAGGTGATTTAGAATGTAGTGTATTGGATAATCCATCATCATACATGGAATCCACTTATACACTATCACAATTACTGAAAGTATAGTATGCGATACGAATATGATTATGAACGATTTGAAGAATTACTACAACATCATTTGAATGCCATGTACCACGATTCTGATGAAGGATCGGAGATTGGTGAGAATGTTTCAAGTGTTGAAGAAATGAAAATTATTTTTGATGGTTATGGTGACCTTGAAACGGATGAAGAATACATTGAAGGTGGCAATAAGAACATGGAATCTTTTGCCGTCTTTATTCACAAAGATGCCTTGACCGAAGGCTTTGTATTTCCTGAACATGAATTCACACCATGGTGCCTGATACATAGACCAAAAGAAGAAGTTTGTATTTGGGTGTGGCATGATGTAGAAAACGATGAGTGGGAAATTTTAGATTTAGAAGAACGATTAGAAGATACAGAATTAAATACCGAACAAGTGATGACTATCATGGAAGAATTGCATGATAGATATTTTAAACCAATTGAATTTGATGGCGAACTGGCACCGTCTAGTTGGCCATTCCCAACAGGAGATAAAAAGTGAAAGTTTATTTAAGTGGCTATCGTAGCCATTGGATTTCTCCATATACTATTCTAGAATATATCTTTTTCTGGACAGATTGGAGTAAATGTGGTCGTAATAAAGGTGTGATTGCAGATGAAGATTATGTGGATCATCCTGTATGGGTTGAGAAATGCACAAAGTATATTAAACCTATTTGTGAAGTGATTCAATCTGTATTAGACTTTATTCACCCACCAATTAAGTATGTAAAGATTGACCGATATGATACATGGTCAATGGATTACACCTTGTCTTATATCATTCTACCAATGCTCAAACAATTGAGAGAAGAATCACATGGTTCGCCATGGATTGATGATGAAGATGTGCCTGCTGAGTTGCGTAGTCCAAAAAGAAAAACAAAATCAAAACGCCATTCTAATCCTGATATTCAAATGTTGGATATGGATGAAGATACACTCATTCATAAACGCTGGGCATGGGTGCTTGATGAAATGATTTGGGCATTTGAACAGAAAGTTCAGGATGATCCTGAGTCCAAGTTCTTTGATTACACCGATTGTGGTGATAAATTGCCTTGGGACGAGAACTATGTTGGACCTAAGGTTGATTGGGATGGACTAAATGCACACAATGATAGAAAGCGTAACGCATTTAGATTGTTTGGTAAGTATTACGAGAACCTTTGGGACTAATATGTTAGCCTATTACTATCTGTATGTAGCAAAATTACGATTGGCCAATGCCAAGAAAACCATAGAGTTAATGGGTGGTGAGAATGAATGCCAACCTATGTTACTTGGTCAGCGTGATATGTTGGAGTTAGAAGTGGAATATTACCAAAAAGTATCTTGGTTCTTTACCATTGGACTATTGACATTTGCTGTGGCTTTTGTTATACTATATCTATTATATGTGAATGGAGTTTTTAATGTTTGATAAATTGTATGCATGGGTAGGCAAACACGCCATTGGTTTATTTGTGTTTGCTTTGATTGTGACCTGTTTAGGTTCATTGTATTCTTTGGTTGATGTGGTACGAAAACCACCAACGATTGCCGTAATAGAAGGTAGTATTCAACACCATTTGGTGTGGTCAATCAAAGGAGAATGTTTCTTTGTTCGTCCATACTCCGATGAAACTGTTTATCTCATTCGTGTAAAAGACTGTGATAGATCCGATACAACCATCAAGGCAATTAAATGAAACCAAATAAAGATTTTAAATTAAGTAAATCAGCAAAACGAGTATTGGCTACCATGACGCCAGACAAAAGAAGTTTATGGAAAAAATCATATATTGAAGCTGAACTATCTGAGAAGATGGCTAAGTTTGCAAAGATTCGTGAACCCAAAGGAGAAGAAGCATGACCATGTTAATTGAAGTGAATTCGTTAGATAAGAAGTGTCCTGTAATTATCAATCTAGAGGCAGTCGTTGAGATTGCACCATTGGTTGGTGGTGGTTGTGCATTGTTTATGGCTGATGGCCATGGTGGTGCTGTATCAATGAAAGTTTCAAATGATTATGCTGAGTTTAAGCAATTCGTCTTGCAAACTGTATCAGCGGCCGACATTGAAAAGAAATTTGGTAAAACAAAAGCAAAAGACCTTTCATTGGATATTCCAAAACTATGAGTAAGTTTACATTTGTTCAAGAACAAAATTATAACAATTCAAAAACTACCTTTGAATTTGAAGCAGTTCGATTGGAAGATGTATTGGAACAATTTCAATATTTCTTACAAGGCTGTGGATATAATTTGGACGAAGGTCATTTAGAAGTTGTTGATAATGAAGAATGGAATTCAATGACTGAATCTAAAGAAGATGATTTGGATGATTTAGATTCTATCTTCAATGGTAAGAAAAGTCTGATTCGCTCTGATGAGTGTTGATGAACGATTTATTTTATAATCTCTTTGATTGGATTCGTGATGACTGGCGAAGTGGTCGTTTCCGTTTTATTGTTGAGTTGTTGGCTTGGGCTATTAGTATTGGTTGCTCTATTACTATGGCACTTACCGTTCCGAACCCACCGTTACTTGTTTTATATCCTGTTTGGATTCTTGGCTGTGCTATGTATGCTTGGGCTAGTTACACTAGGAAATCATTTGGGATGCTTGCTAACTACATCTTGTTAACTACTATTGATACAATCGGTTTAATTAGAATGCTATGAATATATTTTATCTTGATAATGATCCTGTGAAGTGTGCTGAAATGCACGTTGACCGCCATGTTTGTAAAATGGTGATTGAGTATGCTCAGTTACTCTCTACTGCACACCGTGTGCTTGATGGTGAGATGTACCTTGGTAAAACAACCAATAATCGTAATATTAAACGGTGGCGACTACCAGATGAGCGTGAAGAACGATTGATGAAACCCACAATGATGAATCATCCATCAGCCATATGGGTTCGCCAAAGCAAAGCAAACTATACTTGGCTCTATAATATGTGGTGTGAATTACTCAAAGAGTTTACATATCGTTATGGTAAGGTTCATGCCACGGCACGATTGATACCTGACTTGGCTCGGGTACCAGATAATTGTCCAGTTGGTTCGTTTACTGGTCCTACACCTGCCATGCCAGATGACTGTAAAGTACCAGGCAATTCATTACAATCTTACCATAACTATTATCGTATGAATAAATCACACCTTTGGTCATGGAAAGGTAAGATAAATAAAAGAGAAGTGCCAGTCTTTATGAAAGAATGGTTCCGAAAAATGAATGAATCACTTGCCCATGAGTATAGTTAATGCCAACCTATGATTTTTTGAATAAAGAAACCAAACAAATTGAAGAACACCGTATGTCTTACACGGTGTTAGACGAATTCATACAAAATAATCCACATTTACAACGATACCACTCAGCCGAGAACCTACCAGTTTTCGGTGATGTTGGTCGTATGTCTGTACCAGGTACCAAGACTGCCGATTCTGCCTTTGAGAAAGGTGTCATACAAAGAATCAAAGATACAGTACCAGGAAATACCTTACACAAATCACACAAGACAAAGTTGCCTAGAGAATGGTAGTATTCAATACTCAAACCCCTATTCTATTAACCAAACGGCGAGGTGTCAATGATAAAATTGTCCCCATAGTAAAAGCTCAGCGTGTCCGAAAATATAATAAAGACCAAAGGAGAACGGATGAGCAAGAAGCGAATGATGTCAAAACAACAGCGGCTATACTACGAATCAGCCAACAAGGAAAGAGTAAGGCAAGAATTGGCTGAATACAGTAAACAAACAATAGAACATGAAAAAGTAACAAGATATATACAATCATTAAAAACAAATTGGAATTGAAATGATATTTGAAATACACTCTGAACGAAGTGCAAACGATAAAAAAATATTTTATTATGATAATGAAACAAACATACTAAAGAGTGAAGATGGAATTACCTTTCAATTTCCTGAAGGCACAATTCACGACCACAATCTCACACCATATCGTCCATTCGACAAAGACCACCCACTTAAAAAATCTAAACAGGTTCAAATACTCAAAATTCAAATGGGTTTGAGTTGTAATTACTCATGCGATTATTGTTCACAGAAGTTTGTTGAACGTATGCCTGAAACATCTAAGAAAGACATTGATGCTTTCATGGAAATGTTTGATACATTAGAGTTTGATGAAAAGAAAGGACTCTCAATTGAGTTTTGGGGTGGTGAACCATTTGTTTATTGGAAAACCATGAAACCATTGGCAGAGACCATTCGTGACCGATTTGAACATTGGGAAAATAAACCACGATTCTCTGTAATTACTAATGGTTCTATTCTTACACCAGATATTTGTGATTGGTTGATGATGATGGATTTTTCTGTATCAATCTCACATGATGGACCTGGTCAATCAGTTCGTGGTCCTGATCCGTTTGATGATCCAGACCAAAAGAAAATCATTTTAGATTTCTATCGTGCTATGTCCCGTTTGGGTAAAGGTATCAGTTTTAATCCAATGATGAATTCTAAAAACAAATCTCGTAAAGAAATCTATGAGTGGTTCGTCAATCTTACCGGTGATCCTGATATTAAACTTGGTGAAGGTGGTATTGTAGATAGTTATGATGAAGATGGTATGCAGAATAGTTTACAGACCAAAGCTGAACACTTTGATTACCGCAAAACAGCCTTCTCAGACATTTATGTAACCAATGGTCAAATTGGTTTCTTTGGTCAATTAGGTAAGATAGATGGTTTTACTCAGGCAGTTCTATCTCACTCAGAATCAAAATATCTTGGACAAAAATGTGGCATGGATGATGAACACGTTATGGCAGTTGATTTGCGTGGTAATGTAATGACCTGTCAGAACGTAAGTGCTCTAGAGATAGGTAAAAATGGTGAATCACATCATGGTGGTAATCTAAAAGAATTCGATAAGGTTGAGATTAAAACCTCAACCCATTGGTCAAATCGTAAAGAATGTCCTAAATGTCCTGTATTGCACCTGTGTAAAGGTGCCTGTATGTTCTTAGATAAAAAGTTTTGGGATATATCATGTGCCAACTCCTATTCAGACAATGTGGCTCTCTTTGCTGTAGCTCTGGCTCGTATGACAGGTTATATTCCTGTATTAATCAAACATCCAGAATTACCATTGGAACGCCAAGATATTTGGGGTACCGTATATGAACACAAAGAAGAACCAAAGAAAAAGATTATACCAATCAAAGTAGTAAGTGAAAAAATTGGCGAGATTGAAGGTGTGGAAGTCTACGGAAAGTCACGATTGGCCGATGGTATAAATACAGAAGTAACCAATTAAAGAGTAATAACCATGACATTACCATCATCTGGAACAATTAGTTTTGCTGACGTAAATAGTGAGATAGGTCAAGCACCTACCTTCTCATCCAGCCTACAATTTCTAAACGACCAGATTGTACCTACTCAACGGCCAGCCACACCGGCCATGAATAATTTTTATAATTTAAATTTCTTTCAGAATAACACACAAGGCAATTGCAACAATGGTAACTGCACAAGTAACTGTAACTGTGGTAATATCCAGTGTAATAACTGCCTCATTTCAGGTTCTGTAAACTGTACCAACTGTGATACACAAAACTGGTTACAAACAAACTGTAATTGTGTAACAACACCTTACAATTGTACCACATCAGAAACATCATATAATTGTAATTGTGCTTGCAACTGCTCTAAAATTATTTGCACAAAATTACATCAATTTGGAATGATGCCATATTCAATATTTGCTGCTGACCAACAATATGGTGAATGGTTAAAGAAAAATGATAAAGTAGTATATCGTGGTTACATACGCTGGGCAAAAACTGTAACTGCTTGGATGGATGGCACAGGTCCTAACTTTATGTTTTGGGTTAATAAAGAAGAACGAAACCAAAAACAAAAAGAAGCAACAACAAAATGGGCTTATAAAATAGCTACACCTTGGTCGGAACACATGGCATATCTTATGGGTGCTGTTAAGAATGACAATGAAGTTGGTAAAATATTAATGAATATCGGCCGACCAATTTGTAAATTTGTGTTTAGTTTACCTAAGAAATATAAATTAGGTTTATTTGGATCATGGATGATGTGGTTCTTGTGTTTAGGTAGTTATTTTTACGCCACAACATACGTTAAAACAACTAATAAATTAAATAAAATTAAAATGTATGTAAAAACAAAATTTGTTCAAGGATTTGCTAAATGACAGACATTAACATTAACTTAAAAGATATCGACCTCAATGCTGATGGTGTGGCTGATGCTGATTTAAATCGTGATGGTACAGTAACCGAAGAAGAACTCAATGCTTATAGAAAACACATTGTTCATTACTTTGATAATCAATTAGGTAATGACATATTGAATTTATCACCAGAAGATAAAGTTCAATTCTTTCAAATGATTGAACAGTATGCTGATATTTTAGAAAAAATACTACATCCTGGTATCGATATCATTGAACACGTCCAAGGTAAACGCTTTGCAGCAGCCAATGCCAATCCACACGAAGGCATTAATTGGGATTATGATTGCCCAATTATTCGTGCCTATGAAGAATGGAAAGCCTCTAAGGCTTAGTATATTATGATTCGTCATGTTCTTAAAACTAAAAAACAAATTCAATCCAAAACCATTTGATATAACTGGTTCTCGCATACAATTTGGTGAACAGGTAGACGGCCAATTTAAAGGCATCGAATACTTCAACATCAACTACTCAAATACTGATTCTCTCTTTAGTTTGGTACCTAACCAATATCGAGAGAACTTTTGCTTGACATTAATGAAAATTAATACTATAATACCTCCACATACCGATACAGGTATTATGGTAACAATTAATTTTTATATTGAAACAAGTAACTGTACCACACACTTTTATAAATTTAAAGGTGAACCTAAAAAATATCAGATAGAAAATCAAAAAGAAGGTTTTATATTTGATGAAATAGATTTAGTGCCAGCTGGCAGTTTTATTGCCAACCAATATGATGCATGGGTGCTTGATGTAAGTCAACCACACAGCGTAAAACCAATTGGTGATATTACAGAACGATTAGGATTGTCTTTGGCAACGAATACATATAATTATGATGATGTATGTAATATGTTACACGAAACAGGAAACTTATGATGTGGATTGAAAAATTAGATTTCAAAGTAGATATTGACCGACTACGAAAAGAAGTAGAAGAAAAAGTATTTACACTTGGTAAACAACAAATACAAGGTGAAGAATTTGAAACTGTAGAATATCATGGCTTTGGTGGTTGGACATTATTATCTCGTACCGGTGATTGGCGAGATGGTTGGGAAGTATATCACTCAGATGATAAAGAAACAAATGATATGTTTTTTCCTAATGGCCAATACAACTATAGAGCCATGAAGTACCTCAATGTATCTCACGCATTTGAACATAAAAACCCAACACAAGGTTGCACAGGTTATATTAAAGAAGTATTGAACCAATTAGAAGAATTGGGATTCTATCCACGCCGAGCAAGAGTTTCATGCCTACAAGCACATTCTAAATCTTTGGTACACAAAGATGCAGCCACAAATAATTACATGGCTCGTATTCACATTCCATTAATCACTAATAAGAAAAGTGTGCATATCTGCCAAGGCAAATCATTACATCTGCCTGCTGACGGTTCTGTGTATATTATGTGGGTAAATTTGTGGCACCAGATTCGTAATGATTCGGATGAGGATCGTTATCACATCATTATGGATGCCTACGATACAAAACAAATTACAAATCATTTTAAGTATACTGGTAATATACAATTAATGGAACAAGATGCCATTACATATCGTAAGAATATGGATGAAGTAACTCTTACACCAGATGAGATTGCATACTTTGATAAGATTAAAGAGAAGTTTGTTACAAAGAAAGAATAATGGATATTGTAAAAAGTAATTGGTGGGTGTCACCATATTGGGCAGTTCAAACAGGCCTCAATAGTCAATTCAATTGGGAACTAGAAGAAGAACTTTATTGGATTGCCAAAGATATTGCAACAGGTCGTGATGGCAATCCCAAAGATAGTTTATGGGAATATGACCGACCACATTTAAATTATCTAAAGAGTATTATAAATTTGGCCGTCAAGAAGCACGTATTCTCTTTAATATCAGAAGCACAACAACTTAATATAGAACCAGATTATGTGATGGCATGGGCCAATATCAAAGAACCAGGTGAAAGTATTGAAGCACACGCACACAATGATGCATCACTCACAGCCACCTATTATATTCGTGCAAAAGAAAATTCTGGTGACCTAGTATTACTCAGCACAGAAAATATTATTGATGATAAAGGTGCATTTGCTCATAATGATAAATCAGAATTAAAACATATACACATTGAACCTGAAGAAGGGATGTTGATATTTTTTCCAGCATATATTGTTCATGAAGTTCAATCAAATAAATCAAATGATTTGCGTATTTCATTATCAACCGATATAAAACAAAAGATAGATAGAAATGCACCAAATGCCATGGTGTTAAAAAGTTGGACTAATAGTTTTTTAAAAATGAGAGAAAATGTTTAATTACTGCCCACCAAAACAATTACAAGACCTGAAATCAGAAACATTTCCTGATGGCCGAAGATTCTATAAACTGCCTGATGGTACAAAACTACCATCGGTTACTACAGTAATTGGTGCCCAAAAGAAACATATCTTTCAAGCATGGCGTAATAAAGTGGGTGAAGATGTTGCCAATGCCATTACAAAGAAAGCAACCTCTCGTGGCACCAATGTGCATACTTTGTGTGAAAAATATTTAAACAATGAATCATTGGGTAATATAATGCCTGATGCACATGAAATGTTTTTATCAATCAAACCACATCTCAATCGTATCAACAACATTCATTATCAAGAACAGGCGTTATGGTCTACACAATTAAAGATGGCGGGTCGTGTGGATTGTATTGCTGAGTTTGATGGTGTGCTTTCGGTAATCGATTTTAAAACATCCAAAAAGATTAAGAGCCACGAAGATATCGAAGATTACTTCTGGCAAACATCTGCCTATGCCTTGATGTATGAGGAGTTGATTGGTGAACCTATCCATGACTTGGTTATCGTCATGGCCGTTGAGGATTCAAGTCCTATCGTGTTCAAACAAAAGACTGAGGACCACATAACAGGCCTAGTCAATGCCATTTCATATTATGAGAAAAATGGTAAACATTGAGTGAATGGCTTGACTAAATAAGTATAAACACTTATAATAGGACTCTATGAATAAGCATTGGAAAAAACTCTGCACTCCCGAGCAGAACGAAAGACAATTGGGAGCTTTAAAAATATTGGCTGGTGGTTTAAGTTTTCTTTTTGTTATTTGGTTACTAGAAAGGATCCTGTAATGCCTAGCAAAGATTGTGTAAGACAAGTTAAAGTAAAAAGTTTTGCATTTTATACTGGTGCCTGTGCTTTTGCATTGGCTGTGTTTGCAATGCTTTTTGTATTGAAGTAATTCGTAGAAGTTGTTTCAAAGTTGTTGTGGACGTGGGTGCGATTCCCACCACCTCCACCAAAAGTATATTGACAAACCGAGTTATCGGTAGCAAACACACATTATAGTTGTGGCAATATACTTCTGATGGGGGTGCCTAGATTCGACATGGCAATAATTAGAACAATGGAGAATCGCCAGAGAAGGCGTAATCACTAATTAAATTAAACGCTAACGATAATAAGTTTGCACTTGCTGCCTGATAGGTAAGCGGAGTTTCACCAGGTGAACTTAGCAACAGAATCACCTGGATAAATAATATATCAGCAACACACAAACCGCTGATACATTACACACATTAACACACACAGGAGTGAAAGTATGACACCATATGAAATTCGCCTAGAATTATTAAAAATGGCACAAGGTTTAGTATCTGATGAGTATTCATATAACAGAAGCGCTAAACTAGAACAATGGCACACACAGGTTGAGGCAGCAAAAATTGCCGGTTTAGAATCACCTGATATCCCCGAATTGCCACCATTCCCCACAGAAACAGATATAGTTAAGAAGGCAGAAGCCCTCAATCTATTCGTTTCTCAAACCCCTCCACAACCTGAAGTTAAAATAAAATCGAAAACTAATTCGTAATTGGAGACCAAGGCGGTCAGAAGTTTGGCCGCCGTAATCAATAAGGAAGAAAAATGTATTTCAACCGTAAAGTAACAAATAAATTTTTAATTGCAATCTCAACAGCTCTTATTGCAGTTAATCTACTAATTCCCGTAGCCAAGGCACAAGCAAACAAAGTAACTGTTTCAAACCTTGGCAATCATTTCAGTAATGAGGTACAATGCCTTGCTGAAAACATTTATTATGAATCTGCTAGTGAGTCCTTTGAAGGTAAACTGGCAGTAGCACAAGTAACACTCAATCGTGTAAACTCTGGCAAATTTCCAAAGACCGTTTGTGGTGTTGTAAAACAAAAAGATGAAGTGAATGGTAGAATGGTCTGCCAGTTCTCTTGGTTCTGTAATCAGGCATACAGTATGATTCGTAACCCATACCAATGGGAAGAATCGGTACTTGTTGCAAAGAAAGCCTTGACATCTGAAGTTGCTCATGTTACACTACACAAAGAGAAGGCCATGTATTATCATGCCAATTATGTGAAGCCTAATTGGAATTTACCAAAAATTACACAGATTGGTAACCACATTTTTTATAAAGAGAGAAGTAAAATATAATATGCCAACAAAAGGTGAGATTAAAGAATTTAGTATGATGATTGAGGAGTTGGCATCCAAATTGAAATGTAATCACATGGATGCCATTCTACACCATTGCAAAGAAACAGGATTAGAAGTTGAAGTGGCATCCACTTTAATTTCTTCCGCTCTCAAAGCAAAGATTAAAGAAGAAGCACAAGAATTAAATTTGATTAAAAAGAGTTCAAAGTTACCTCTTTAAATTGTTATGATTGAAAATTCAGGTTTTGCCGCTTACGCATTATTTCATGCGTTAAAGTTGCATTTCACATCCGATAGTTACGACTATATCAAATACAATGGTAAGACTAATGTTACCAAAACCACATTCTCTACCAGAAAAGACAAGTATTCATTCTACCGTTTATCTCGTAAATTTGGATTGACAGAATTAAAAGATTATTATCTTGCCAACTTTTTGGTAAGCGATATTCAATGGGTCGGTGATATAATAGGACCTGATTCTGAAGAAAATTATAAGAAGTGGCAGAAAAGAATACAAAGCTTGACTTATACCTTTGAGTCTGATATAATTAAACTGTTAGATAGAGTTGATGTACCAAATGAATTATTAATGGTTAGAAAGAATGAATTTCCATTATTAATGCAATGTGCTCAACAAGGTGATATTACAATTGAAACACTTATCATTTTAGATGATATTATGAATTTCTTTCCGATGTGGGAAAAACAAATCTATGATGATATTGTGTGGCCAAATTTTAAAATGAAATGCCAAAAGTATAAAGCATTTCTACATTATGATAAAGAAAAGTTTAAACAGATTTTAAAAGAAAAGATTAAAGAATATGCGTAGAGTTACCAAGATATACTTGGACATGGATGGTGTGATTGCTGACTTTGACAAACAATACAGACAGTTGTATAGAATGTCACCAAAAGAAGCGGACGACAAGAAAGAGTTTTATAAATTGTTTGATAACTTCATTGAAACAGGACAATTTGCCAAACTAGACATGACCCAAGATGCAAAATTATTGTTACAATTTTTAGATAGCACAGGTATTCCTGTTGAGATTTTATCTTCAACAGCTTCTGAAAAAAGACATGATGCGATTGCACCACAAAAGACAGAATGGTTACTGAAACATGGTATTCATTATCCAATTAATTTAGTACCAGGCAAAAGGTTAAAACGAACCTATGCCAAACCAGACCATCTATTGATTGATGATACAGGCGTAAACATTGACCAATGGAGAGTAGATGGTGGTATTGGTATACTTCACACAGATGCCTTAACTACCATCGGTATTTTGAAAATGTATACTTGACATTGGATAAATATTCTTATATAATGAGAAGTATGTGGACAAGCCGTTTTTTTATACACCGTTAATAATCCGTTTATACGAAAGGAAGTAAATTATGAGTTCATTTGCGAACCTCAAACGCCAATCTGGCAACCTCGACAAACTATCTAAAGCAATCGAGGCACTCAATACCTCATCCGAGGGCAACGATAAATCCGATAACTACTGGCGACCAGAAGTAGACAAAGCTGGCAACGGCATGGCTACGATTCGTTTTCTGCCTGCTTCGGCAGCAGATGGTGAAGATGGTTTACCATGGGTTAAAATCTTCTCACATGGATTTCAAGGTCCAGGTGGTTGGTTAATCGATAATTGTTTGACAACCAAAGATGAAAAATGTCCTGTTTGTGAACATAATTCTGCATTGTGGAATTCTGGTATTGAAGCAAATAAAGATATTGTCCGTAAGCAAAAACGTAAACTAAATTACATTGCCAACGTTTATATTGTATCAGACCCAAAACATCCTGAAAATGAAGGTCAGGTCAAATTGTTTAAGTTTGGTAAGAAAATCTTTGATAAGATTTCAGAAGCCATGAATCCTCAGTTTGAAGATGAACAGGCAATCAATCCATTTGATTTATGGAAAGGTGCCAACTTCAAGTTAAAGATTCGTAAGGTTGAAGGTTATCAGAACTATGATAAGTCTGAATTTGAATCACCAGCACCTTTGTTGAGTGATGATGATGAGTTAGAGAAGATTTGGAAGTCTGAACATTCTCTACAGGAACTATTAAAAGCTGGTGAGTTCAAGTCATATGATGCTTTGAAGCAACGTTTAGACAAAGTTCTCGGTCTCAATGGTGAAGCACCACGCACAACCGTAGAACAAGCCAAAGCAAAGCCTGCACCTAAGGCAGTAGCAGAAGATTCTCCATTTAAAGATGATTCTGAAGATGATGATATGGCTTACTTCAGCAAGTTAGCTGAAGAAGATTGATAATGAGTTGTTTGTGATTTTTTAACTTTGATTGAAAGGAAGTAAAATGAAGTATCTTACCGCACTCGTAGCTTCTATGTTCGCTGTTGCAGCATTTGCTCAGGCACCTGCTAAGAAAGAAGAACCAAAGAAAGAAGCACCTAAAGCAGAAGTTAAGAAAGACGAAAAGAAGAAGTAATCTTTTCTCACTTAAAAGAAACCCACCTTTACGGTGGGTTTTTTATTGGTTATTATACAACTCTGGTACTGTATAATATCATATCTTGAAATGTTGGTTCTTGATTTCTCACCGCAGGCATTGGAATCTTTCCGCCACCCTCTGCATAACTTTTAACTGAATTGTTATTGATAATAGAAGATGGATCTTCTTTACTTTCGGGTATATTGAGATTCATATTTTCACTTTGAACTTGGCTGAGTTTTGCACCTGCGGCCGGTTCAGTAGCTGGTACTTCACTCGCTGGTGAAGATGTTGGTGTCATACTTTCAGTAGCTGGCGGTGATGCTGGTGTAACCATCTCAGGTGTTTCACCTACAATCTTCTGATACTTATCACGAGCCACTTTATAATCTTCAACAGCCTCTAAGGCACCTGGTCCTCTTTTACCAAATCCTTCTAGTTGTTTGTTGGTTAATTTCTCACCTTCATTTTGATATGTTTCAAAATCTTTTATCTCTGCCATAGTTCTATCATACTCTGGCATTGCTTTGCGTTTTTCTCTTTCATCAGCAACACCAGCCAATCCACCAACTGATTCTGCTTGTTTTATGCCTTTGGCTTCTTGTTCTGCTTCATAACTAGGTTCTTCTTTTAATGCTTTGTATATGAAATACCCAAATCCTCCAATAGCGGCTGCGGCAAGCAATGGTAATCCAACAGGACCAACAGCAAATGTAGCCAATTTACCTAAACCACTCAATGCAGATTTAGCAATCTTTGCTAAACCTAAACTTGACAAAACATCATCAACTATACCACCACCTCCAGGTGATTCAGGATTTTGTATTTTTGCAGCTGTTTTACCGGTGTATTTTTGGCCTGTAATGGCTTCAATCAGTTCTTTGTGGCGTCTTTCTTTTTCAGATGCATTTTCTTCTGCAAACTGATTGGCTTTATCTCGTCTTGCTTTTTCAGCTGCATTGATACTTTGCATAAAGTTCAACATTTTACCTAAAATATCATTCAGGCCATCACCAGATTCTACTGGTTTTATTTTTGATGCAGTATCATACTGTTTTTTACCAGTAAAAAATTTAATATCTTTTTCTTTTCTACCAGTCAAACGACCTAACATCGCAGGCGCTAAATTAGAACCACCAGTTACAAACTTAGCAATGTTTAATGGGTCAAACTTTTGTTTAAGGCCAGTCATAGCCGCTGATGATTTTTGTGAAATGCCTTTACCAATAGAAGAAGTAATGCTACCACCACCAGTGATTTCATTGGCAATTAAATCAGATAAACCTGTTTTACGAATCGATTGTGCTTTATAGTAATCCATTTAGTTTACTTTCTTTGCATATGCGGATCTATCATCACCTGCAGGTGGTGGCATAGGTGTTTGTTTCTTTGTTTGAGTTGTATTGTTATTATTTACAATAACTGGAGCCGGTGCAGAATCCGTCATATTCTTTTTCAGTTCTCTATTTTCAGTAGAAGATGCACTGAGTTGATTACCAGTATTTAACTCAGCGGCATATGCAACAGCCAGTTTTTTTCTATCTTCTCTTGACTGCACACTAGCAGATCCTACCGCTTTGTTCACTGCATCAATATTTTCTAAATCTTCTGGTTTCTTTAATCGTAACTTAAAGAATGCCGGTACAATTTTTGCAGCAACTTCGGGATCATTGGCTAAATCAGGATTGTTTACTAAATCAACACCAATCAATTTACCAACTTTGTCATAGTTTTCTTTACCTGTAATCTGTATGAAACCACGGCCACGATATTTAAAACCATCACCTGGTTTATCATTACCCATACGACCACCATAGATAACATCACCTACAGCTTCAGGTCCTTTACTCACAACCGCCTGTGCTTCACTCATAGATTGAAATCGAACTTTATTTTTACCATCGGCTGGCTGGCCATCTGGTACACCAGGAGGTCCATATAACTTGAATAATGTTTTTGCTGAGTATTTACCAAGTTCTTCACTTCTTGGTTTAAAATTTGATTCTTTATCCACATTGGCCATTACATTGGCCTGTGCTTGTTTAGAATAACCGGCAGCAACTAAAGCACCCAAAACTAAACCTTTTGTACCACTCACCACTACAGGTGGAATCTTTGCGGCTGTTGGAGGTTTGACAGCTGGTGGTGCTTCTGG